ATATTAGATAAAACAATTGCCGCAATCTCGCCTAAATGGGGCGCACAGCGAGCAAAAAGCCGATATGTGATGAATGCATACGAGGCAGCGATGCCAAGCCGTACACATAAGGCAAAACGCGAAAGCCAAGGTGCGAACGTATCGACCAAACAAAGTGCGGTCAGTTTGCGAGAACAAGCTCGAGCGTTAGACCAAAATCACGATATTGTGATCGGCATTTTGGACAAAATGGAAGAGCGTGTGATTGGCTCTAGAGGAATCCATATTGAACCACAACCGCTAAATTTAAGTGGTGATGTTGATGAGGAGCTAGCAGAGCAAATTCGAAAGAAATGGGCGGAATGGTCTATCCGTCCTGAAGTGACAGGACAATTTACTCGCCCCGAACTTGAGCGGATGTTGTTACGCACGTGGCTCCGTGATGGGGAAGTGTTTATCCAACTTGTGCGAGGCAGTGTAGCTGGTCTCAATCACAGCACCAAAATCGCATTTAGCCTTGAGGCACTAGAGCCTGATTTTGTGCCGATGAATACCCTTGATACAGCAAATTTAATTCAAGGGGTAGAGCTTGATGCATGGCGCCGTCCTAAGTCGTACCGCGTTTACATGGATAACCCCCAAGAAAACAACCGCACTTTTGGACGAGTTAAAACTGTGCCAGCGGAAAACATGTTGCACCTGGCATTTAAAAAACGACTGCACCAATTGCGTGGTGTATCCATGTTGCATGGCGTAATTATGCGCCTCGCTGACCTTAAAGATTATGAGGAGAGCGAGCGTGTCGCAGCACGAATTGCTGCAGCCTTTACGATGTACATCAAAAAAGGAGATTCCTCGCTTTACGGTGACAATGATGAGTACAGCACGGATAGCCCTGAGCGCGACTTTGAAATAGCACCAGGTGCAATCATTGATGATTTAAAGCCTGGTGAAGATATTGGGTTGATTAACTCGAACCGTCCGAATGTAAATCTCGAAACATTTAGAAATGGTCAGTTAAGGGCGACAGCAGCGGGGACTCGCTCCAGTTACTCTAGCATTGCCCGTGACTATAACGGCACTTACTCAAGCCAGCGCCAAGAACTGGTTGAGAGCTTTGAGGGATACGCAGTTTTGCAAGATACCTTTGTCGCTCATATATCCCGCCCAATTTACCGAGAATGGCTAAAAATGGCGATTGTTAGTGGTGAAATTGATGTGCCGGTCGATATCGATCCAGCATCTCTTTACAACGCTGTTTATAGCGGGCCAGTAATGCCGTGGATTGACCCGATGAAAGAGGCGCAAGCCTGGAAAGAGCGCATCAAAGGTGGATTGGCAACCGAAAGCCAAGCAGTACGAGCAAGCGGCAGCAACCCAGCAGAAGTTAAACGCAGACGTAGAGTTGAGGTCGAGGAAAACCGCAAATTTGGTCTCAAGTTTGATACGGATTTAACGAACACAGGTACGACAAATGAAAAAGCAAAAAATGATTCTGTCGCCGATGGCGATGGCAACGAGCGCGATAAAGACGAATAACCAGTCTTGGTACTCAATCAAAGCCAAAGCCAACGATACGGCAGAAATTTCAATTTACGATGAAATCGGCGGGTGGGGCGTTTCGGCACAACAATTCTCCAAGGATTTTAAAGCCTTAGGTAATAATTTAAAACAAATAAATCTGCATATCCATTCACCTGGAGGCGATGTGTTTGATGGCATTGCTATCTACAATTTGCTGAAAAATCATCCTGCCAACAAGACCGTCACCATTGACGGTCTTGCTGCTTCTATGGCATCGGTTATCGCAATGGCGGGCAACGAAATCATTATGCCTGAAAATGCGATGATGATGATCCACAAGCCTTGGGGTATTCAAGGCGGTGATGCTGAGGATATGCGTAAATACGCCGATTTACTGGATAAAGTGGAAGATACCCTCATTCCCGCTTATGCGGCAAAAACAGGTAAATCTGCCGAAGAACTGGCGGAAATGCTGGCTGCGGAAACGTGGCTGAATGGCAAAGAGTGTGTTGAACACGGCTTTGCCGACAAACTCGCCGAGCCAGTGAAGGCAATGGCACAACTTCAATCTAAACGTTTAGGAGACTATACCAATATGCCAAAAGCAATCAAAGATATGCTGATGAAGCCTCAAGGCAATGCAGCAACCACAACCCCCGCACCACAAGCAACCGCAGAACTGACTGCAACACCACAAGCAGCCGCTCCACAAGTGGTCACGGTAGATAACACCGCCCAAGTGAAAGCGGAAATGGAAAAACGCAACAGCGCTATCAAAGCCGTGTTCGCCCAATTTGGCGACAAGCACAACGATTTGCTGGTGGAATGTTTGAGTGATTTATCCGTGACCTCAGAAATGGCGAAAGACAAGTTACTGGCGAAACTCGGTGCAAACACCACGCCAAGCGTACCTGCTGCCAATGTGTATGCCGATAACGGTAACTTAGTGGGCGACAGCGTAAAACAAGCCTTACTTGCCCGTGCAGGCATCGATAAAGACGCGGCAAATATGAAAGATAACGCCTACACTGCAATGAGCTTACGTGAATTAGCACGTGCGTCGTTAACGGATCGCGGGGTGAGTGTTGCAGGTCAAAACGTAATGGGAATGGTGGGGATGGCATTTACACACTCAACCAGCGATTTCGGGCAAATCTTGATTGATGTGGCACATAAATCACTCATCAAAGGCTGGGAAACGGCGAATGAAAATTACGACCAATTTACCAGTCGCGGCATTTTAACGGACTTCCGCCCGGCAAAACGTGTGGGCTTGGGTGAGTTCGGTTACTTACCAACCGTAGGCGAGGGTGAAGAATACACCTACGGCACGATTGGCGATGAAGGTGCGCAAGTAGCACTTGCCACCTACGGGCAAATGTTCAGCATTACCCGTCAGGCAATCATCAATGACGATATGCACCTATTAACCACGATCCCGTCAAAAATGGGGCAAGCGGCACGTGCAACCATTGCGAAGCTGGTGTTTAGCTTACTCACTGGCAATGCTACCGCACAAGATGGCAAGAAATTGTTTGATGCTTCTCATAAAAACAGCCTCACAAGTGCAGCATTAGATGTTGCGAACATCGACAAAGCCATTCAAATGATGAACGGTTTTGTGAACGTACGCGGTGAACCGCTCTCCATTGAGCCAGAATTTATGCTAGTACCAACCGCATTGCACACCCGTGCGAAACAGGTGTTAGGTTCAGCTTCAGTCGAAGGGGCAGACATCAACAGTGGCATTATCAACCCAATTCGCGACATCGTGCCAACGATTAAATCACCACGCTTACAGATTGCTGATCCGAAATCGTGGTATCTCATCAACAAACAGGCGATCGAAGTCTCTTACCTCGATGGTGTGGAATCGCCATACATCGAGCAACAACAAGGCTTCAACATTGATGGCGTGACGACAAAAGTGCGCATTGATGCAGGTGTGAATGTGATTGATTATCGTGGAATTGTGAAAGTGACAAACGCATAAGCGGTCGGATTTTAACAACAAAAGGCGAAGCCCCGTGTAACGGAGAATTACACGGGGCTTCTTTCATTCCAACTTCCAATACAAGAAGGAATAAATCGTGATTGATTTTAAACTACTTGATGGGGTTTGTAAAATGCTAGAAATGATGGAGAAATCAAAAACAGCGAAACATTTTATGTGGGCGGTGCTTATTCTCACCTTTATTTGTGCGGTGTTGTGGTTATCGCCTAATTTCTTAGAAGCGTTGGGCAAATTTTTATCAATTTAACAAGGATAACGATTATGGCAAAAAACTATATTCAAGACGGCAATACTATTCGTTTTAGTGCAAATCAAAACATTAAAAGCGGTGATGTGGTGATGGTAAACGAACTTGCCGCAGTGGCAATTACCGATGTTACCACAGGCGATGACGGTGTGGGCTTAACAGTAGGCGTGTTTACTGTCAAAGCGAAACAAGCGGACGATATCAAACAAGGCGATGTGCTTTACTGGTCAGAGTCAGAAGGGGCAACAAAAACCGCAGGCAGTAACAAACGCTTAGGTATTGCGTGGCGTAACAGTGGCACGATGTCGGCAGAAGTGGATGTAAAAATCAATGCCTAGCTTGTTTGACAAAGCCTTGGCGGAGGCGGACAACACAATCAAACAGGTAATGATGTCCGCCTTTACCATTAACGGCAAACGTTATCAAGCCGTGCTCGATGAATCGCCCAACTTGATGCAGTATGAAGATAACCGCATCAACGGCACCACTCGCACGCTCACGTTGTTTAAATCTTCAGGTTATCAGCCCCAAATGGGCGATCTGATTAAACAAGGTCGAGTAGAGTACATCGTGCGTGGCTTTAGCTTTAACGATGAACTAATTATCTTACAACTGGAGTAATCAATGAGTGCAACAATTAGCGGGTTAGATCAGATTATTGCCAATACGAATCGAATAGCCCAGAAACAGCTACCACGAGCCACTGCAACGGCAATTAACCGCATTGCGAAACAAGCGATGAAACGCAGTGCTCGACAAGTGGCTAAAGAAGTGAAAGTGCCGATGAAACTGGTTCGAGCACGGGTAAAGCTACGCCAAAAAGCTAGCGTACGAAAACTGATGGCACAAATTAGCGTAAACCGTGGCAACTTGCCTGTGTTTCGATTGTTGGAAGATGGCAAGCGTAAAGTACGTGTGAGCAAAGGGCAAATTCGTATTGGGCAGCATCACATCCAACGAGGTTTTATCCAAACTCTCAAAAACGGGCGAACGCACGTGATGCAACGGCAAGGTCAAGCACGTTACCCGATTGATGTGGTTAAAATCCCGCTTGCTACACCGCTGACTAACGCATTTCATCATGAGCTCAAAGATTATCACGAACAAATTAAAGTGGAATTAACCGCTGCCTTAGGGGCGGCATTAAGGAGATAGTGTGAACATCCATCACCATATTCGCCAGCAAGTGGTTGCAGCACTTAAAGGCGAAATTACCCAGGTTGAACATTTCTATTCGGGCAGACCGATTTTTATTGATATCGATCAGCAAAAAGTTGCCATTGCAGTTTTTCTGGAAGATACCGAATGCGAAGAAATCACCAATTGCTCGCGTGAGTGGAATGCGGTGCTGAATATCGCCCTCTATCTCAAAACTAACCAAGGCGAAGATGAGTTAGATAGCTTCGCTGAACAAATCAAAGTGGCAATGGATAATACAGCGTATGATTCGCTTGATAGCATCAGCTTGATGAGTTACGACATTGAGCAAGATCAAACGAATCGCACTTGGTTTATTGGCACTATTCGTTATCAAATTACCTACGAGGAATAACTATGGCAACTCAAACCACCCCATTCCAAGGCACCAAGTTCCGTATGGCAACAGGTGTAGAAACAGCGAAAAACATCACTGCTTGCAACCTTAAACCTGCAACTATTACGGTCGCACAATCGGGCTATAAACCCGGTGATGCGATTACGCTCACAGGTTTAGGTGTATTAGATGGCACTTACCCCGTCAAAAGCGTGACAAGCGATGTCATTACGCTGGCTGATGAAGTCGATTGGTCGGAACGCGATCGCCCAACCAACTTTGCGGATGCCAAAGCGGCAAAAGTGTTATGGTCAGAACAGTTCTGCGCGATTAAGAATATTGAAAAATCAGATGACAGCCTTTCCACGGTAGATATTACTACCGTCTGCTCTGAAGGCACAGAAACCGAACCAGGCGAAATTGAATATGGCTCAATCAAACTCAGCTTCTTCTATGCGCCAAGTACTGAAATGCAACAACGTTTGCGTAAAGCCTTCCACGCCAAAGAAACCTTCCCGTTTAAGCTAGAGCTTACCAAAGGTCAAGGTACCGTCTTTGGGCGTGGCTTTATTGAATCGGGCAACGGCTTCAGCGGTGAAGTAAAAGGCAAGTTTGACGGCTCTGTCAGCATTAAACCTGCAGGGCGAGATTATTTATTGCCGGCCTAGTAATTAACTAACCGCCCTATTGGGCGGTTTTATTATCTAATGAGGAGAAAACAATGACCTTACGCAATCAACTTCTAGCCCATAAAGCCCAAATTAAACCAATCACGCTAATGGGCGAAACCTACTACGTCAAGCCAATGACCGTAGGCGAAATAAATCATCAAGTCTTTGAACAACGCCAAACATTGATCGAACTTGCTAAAGCTGATGGCGTAGAACTACCAGCAGAAGAAGGCGAA